ATTTCTTGTAAAGATAAGTCGTATTTCGCATACAATTCTTTATCAGTCCAAGGGACAGAATAATCAATAACGTCCGGAACCCATGTGTAACAACCTCGGGGGCTGCGCTGCGATATAACGCGTAATCGTAACATATAACGAAAAAACTTAGTCTTCATGTAAGAAATAAAGTTTATAGCCTCTATTTCAGTGTCAAATGAATTAGCAACAAGGAACGTCCATGAACATACCTCACCTGGTGGTATTGTAAAAAGGGAGCCCTCGGTGAATATTCTAGCAGGCTTACTAAAATCTAAGGCCAAACCTGATAGCGCAAAGGGGACCACTACTTTCCACTTGTTTATGTCACCACGCAAGTTTTTGACAATAGACCCGTCCACAAACTTCTTTCCTAGGGTATGCTTAAACATACATACAACCCCATTTTGTGCCGTGGGGGTAGGACTAGTAACCCCATATGGGACAGGAACAGACACGGTAGTGTTGAGAAATACTGACGTGTTATTCTTAATCTTCCTCAAGATAGGGATATCATCATGCTCACGGACAACAATATCAAACTCATTTAATCGACGTTGAATACCGTTAAACGTGCAATCCCCGTCGTATTTCTTATCCCAAAGAAAATAACATATGCCCCCTATGATAAGGGCAGACGGGAACGTTCTAGCCCCTGACATATCATCTTCAATTATTCGTAAACGACGGTCATTCACCATTCTTGTTCTGAAGGAGGTCAGTACCTTTCCACCTCGTTGTAACCATCTACTAGGTATCACCATCGATAGATAATCTGGCATCATGCTATCGATAATACACTCGATGAACTTACCATAAATACTAACCCCTATTTCACCTAGTTTACCTCCCCGTCCTCCTGTATTAAAAGGTGGGTTTCCCAAAACGACCAGTTTATTAAACCTCATTTTTCCTCCTATTCTTGTATGTGGTACATTATTGTAGATATTTAGTTATATTTAGTTATATATCTATAACCCTGTCAATATTCTGTAAGATACCTTTTGTAAAGGTTAATCGTCCAGTCTATGGTACATATGCACAAGGGGGCCAGTAGATAGGTGAAACAAGAACAACCCGAGGGAAATACAATATGAGCGGAAGGAGAAACTTCATTGAACGCAAGAAGACAACCCTTAATCCCCCAGACTGCTATTCTATCTATCATATACAACAAGGGAAAGACATAAAATATTCATTAGGGGAACTAAAGACGCTAGGGGAGGACTTACCTCGAACATGTAAAATAACACTTCTTAAGATAGACGCAGACCCTACTTATAATATGACCTTAGAAGAATCAGCTAATATGATAACGTTGTTATCCCTATCAATGAGCACGGTATGGGGAGGTAGCCCCCGGGGACGATTACCTGAAATAACCATGCAAGATTATAGAAATGAGTTCTATATCAGAATGATGCATCACCTCCGTAGGTTCGATAGGAGCAAGGGTTGTTGGGTATATCAGTGTAAGTTCATGGCCCATGAAACCATCGCTACATATGTGAATACATGGAAAAAACAACGTCGAATGGAAAAAAGACTGGAAGACGCTTATTATCAATTACAAGATGAATACCCGGAATTCTGGGAAATAACGGCCCCTTCTTAGTCGTTACACTATACGTGAAATACGCAGAAATGCGGTACAACACTCATTTTGAGGTAAAAATGAATCTGACTAAAATACTAGTAGTTTGGAAGACGGTTTGGGACGCCTCCACTAAAATGAACCCATTCCCTGTCATTTTAGATGACGCGTTAGATAAGATAGGGTACTCTATTATCGACCTGCATACCGCCCTTGCAATTATCGCGTCAAAAAGAGAAACGCTCACTAAACCCGAGGCCAAATTACTAAGGTTTTGGGCACGTGCCAAAGCGGTACAAGAAGCGGCACTAGTCGACGCGACAACAGCACGAAACAATCTACCTGGTAGTATTTTCATACTTAAAACAAAACACGGTTACACTGAGACTAACCGAGTCGAACAAACGAGCAACACAAAGGTGATAATGGACTGGGGTACAAATTGAACCCAGTGGTGATTAAGCATTTTAGTAAGAAACTAAATATTCTAAACCCTTCTATTAAGAAACGCTACAAGATTCTGCGAGGTGGTAGGGGGTCAGGTAAGTCTTGGGGCGTCGTAAGAACCCTCGTCGGGTTTATGTGTACATACCACATGTTCATAGTGTCTGGACGCGAAATACAGAAATCGATAAAAGAATCTGCTAAAAAACTGTTCATAGACACGATACATAGATACGGGCTAGATGATCAGTTCACAATACTAGAAACAGAAATAACACACAAGATAACAGGGGCTAGGTTAATATTTCTTGGACTGAAGTCTAACCCCGAGGCGATTAAAGGCCTGGAAGGTTGTAATATATTGTGGAACGAGGAGGCTGACAGAATTAGTGAAGAATCTTGGGAGCTCATAATCCCAACCGTTTTTAGAAATAGCAACGCACAAATATGGTGCACATATAATCCCCAGTTACCATCAGACTTTGTTGAGAAATTGTTAAAAGACCCTGAGTGCGTATCAGAACATATCAATTACACAGAGAACCCATTTTGTACGCCTGAGTTTATAGCTGAGGCTGAAAAGATGAGGGAAGAAAACCCCGCTAAGTATAATTGGATATACCTCGGGGGTTATCGTCCTGAGGGCGCTGACACGTATATCCCTCTATCTTTAGTAATGGACGCTATCAACCGCCCTCCTCAACTTATAGACCCCAGATATGAGATCGTGGCTGGACTAGACCTAGGTTTTTATCAAGATAGAACAGTACTGGCAATAAGGCACGGCGTCAACATATTAGACATAAAAATATGGAATAGCCCGGACGTGAACGCACTAGTTCCTGAGATTGTAGGCATGATGAGCAGACACAGAATCACCCGACTGGGTATCGACGCCCTAGGCCCCGGCGCGCCCGTCATCCAAATGATACAACCCCTGTTACCTGGCCGAATATTCCCTGTCAAATATTCTGAGAAATCAGAATCTAGAGAGTTTAAAAACAAACGTACTGAGGCCTGGGGAAAAACGAAAGAATTACTAAACACGGGCCATCTGCCTAGCGGGTATGATAATGACCTTATTTCTGACCTATGCAATCTACGTTACACATATTCATCTGACGGAAGAATAGAACTAGAAACGAAGAAACAATTAGTATCCAGAGGTTTTCGTAGTTGCGATATCGCAGACGCCATCGGGATATCCCTAGTAATACCCGATGAGATGGCCCGAACGCCCCGCGTCACTAGAAGTGCTGAACATAATAGCCCCCGCGACTGGACTGGCATATAAAACAGGAACAACAATATGGAAGAGAATATTTACAGCGTACCAAACTTCTATGTCCAATCAGACGACAACGATGCTGAGGTTGTAGATGATTTTGGTTTGAATGGAGAACAACGTGCTGACCTCGTTAAACGCGCCAAAAAGGCCGCTAGCGAGGCACATGGGTATTGGGATGCTAAGTACGATGAGATGGAAAATGACTGGAAGATGTATGCCGCGGACCAGTGGAGCGAGGAGGCCAAACTGGCACGACGCGGCCGGCCCCGTCTGACCCTTAATCAGTTACCTAAGTTCGTTAAACGTATTATCGCACAAACACGAAAAGAACCCCCTGCAATTAAACTGAGCCCCCGAGAATCTAGTGACAGGTTGAAGGCTGATATCGCGACTGGACTAGTACGTTATATTGAGGACGCGTCAGGCGCTAAATATGTCTATTCTCATGCACTAGAGTGCGCGGTAATCGGTGGCCTGGGCTGGATTAAGGGTTCATTCGACCCTATACAACGCAAGATACTAATCAAGAAGGTGAAAGACCCATTCTATTACATGGCGGATCCCGATTCCGAGGAAATTGATGGTAGCGACGCTAAGTATTTTATAGCACATATAAAGAAGAAAGAAGGTAAGAAGTCTCTAGATAGTTATGAATACTGGTACAAAGACGAGGGCAAGGTTTTCTGGGTAATTATCAATGAGGGTAAAATAGAGGACTACGGTGAGTTCCCGGGAGCTATCATCCCTATCTTTCCAGTGTTTGGGGAGGAGATTACCTATAGGGACGAACGCATACTTAAAGGTATCATCCGGGACCTTACAGACGCCCAACGCACGTACAATTATGTCAAATCACAAGAAGTGGAAATAGTCGCACTTACCCCCAAGGCCCCCGTCATCGCAGAAGAAGGCACACTGGAGGGGTACGAGGGTGACTGGAAACGTGCATCTAAAACCCCAGTCGATATTCTTTATTACAAGAAAACGAACCTTGCGTCTGAACCAGCTCAGCCTCCTACCTTTGCTAGTACCCAACCAAACATAACCTGGTCCCCTCAAATAACCCAAGGGGCCATGTCCGACCTTCGTGAGATATCTGGAATATATGACACGAACCTCGGCGCGGACGCCGGCGGACAGATGAGCGGTAAGGCCATTATCGCTAAACAGGAGGCGGGTGATTCAGGTCAGTTAACATACACAGAACACTTACAGGCAACAATACAACAGGTGGGCCGCTGGGTACTAGGCATGATAGCCCCCGTCCTGGGTGAGGAAACGTCTATCCGCATATTAGGTGAGGATGGTAAACAATCTATCGTAGACACTTCTACCGCCCAAATAGACCCAGTAACAGGACAACCTGTCATGCTAGACTTGAATTTTGCTGAGATGGACATATCTGTTAGTTCAGGCCCTGCTTATTCTACGCGCAGGGAGGCCTCCAGTAGGGCTATCCAAGAAATTATGACGGCCCTCCCTAATTCTGCTCAGTTCATTGCTGATATCGCGGTGAGAAACCTAGACCTTCCCGGCGCCGAGGAGGCTGCTAACCGTTTGTATAAGATGTTACCGCCTCAATTAATCGAGTCTCAAGACAACGGTTTGATACCTCGCGAAACGGCTGACCAGATTATGAATCAGTCTGAGGCAACAATACAACAACAACAACAACTTATTCAGCGTATGCAGACAGAAATACAATCATTGCATATCGAATTACAGAACCAAACACAGGCTAAACTAGCTGGTGAACAGATGAAGTCTCAGACCTCCATCGCCGTCGCACAGATTAAAGAGGCAGGGGCAAACGAGCGCAAAATGGCTGACGTCGCCGCAAGAACGGCGTCTGATAATAAGAAAATAGCGATGAGTGTGTTAGAGGCACAACATACCCCGCCCCCTGTGCCAGACGCGCCCGAACAGGTAACGTTGAACAACACAACCGTTCACCCTATTCAGGCCCCTATTCAGGCCCCTATCCAGCCAATTATGTATAGACAAGGCGACGGTTTTTAAAGGCATCACTAGCGTGTCGCATAGGCGGTATACCCTGACCGAAAAATAGGGGTTTACACCTGACGCTAGACAACTTAGTAACGAACCCTAACCCGTGAACAGACGCTTAGCAGGGGGTATCAGCGGTAACACTTCCGCATCAGTAATCAAGCTGTAAAAAAAGGTGGAAACAAAAATGGGATCATACCCAGTGAGGTAAAAAGATGGATGAAATCAATTTTGACGATATCAAGTCAGACGCTGAGATTAAAGAAACACAAACAGGGGCCCCCCAATTAGGTGCTCCAGCTAGTGTTGCTGGTGAGACTTCAACGAAAGAAAACGCTGAGGAACCCGCCGAGGAAAACACTGAGGAAAACGCTGAGGAACCCGCCGAGGAAAACGCTGAGAAAGGAAAGAAGGACGAATCCCCGTGGGGTAAACCTGATTCTGTTCCTGCCGGCGTTAAGAAACGGTTTAGTAAACTGAGCGGTGAATTACGTGATACCAAGGCAAAAATGCAGCAAATGCAAGAAGCACTAAACTTCTTTCAGTCCCAGTCTCCAAATCAGAATCAGCAAAAGACGCTCACCCGTGAAGACTTCCTAAGGGCTGGAAAGACAGAAACTGATTACATTAACCATCTGGTACAGATTAGTACTCGGGACCAAATGGTACAAATGCAACAACATATGGCTCAACAGGCTCAACAGAAACAAGACGCTGATGAGATATCATCCAAATGGCAATCAGCAATGGAAAACGCCAAGGCTGACCTACCCGATTATGATGACGTAATTGCTGAGACACAGGTACAATTGCCGGTAGCCTCGATGAGGTATTTGGCAACGTCGCCCCTCGGTCCTTATGTCGCGTATACCATTGGAAAAAGAGAAGACATCCAGAAACATATCAATAGCGTGCCTCCTGAACATAGGCATGCTGAGATTCTAAAGGTGGAACAACAGGTTAAGACATGGTTAAGTAAGAGAACTGAGGCGGGAACAACCCCTCCTCCTCCTCCTTCTTCTCCTAGTGCTCCCAGTGCTCCCCAACCTCCCCGCCCACGTGCGCCAAAAATATTAGGCGCACGTGGACAAATCAAACTCGACCCCGCCACCGCCTCTATCGAGGACTGGTTGGGGATGAACTAACCCCCCTGCGTGTAACCGCGAGCACCCCCCTGCAAATAGTTACTAAGAGAGAAAACAAATGGCTAATAATATCGCTAAAATCACAGGTATGGTCGTACGTGAAACCGCGCGCGGTTATCACAACACTCGTCTTTTTTCTGGATTAATTTCCCGGAAATACAATGATGAGTTCGCACAAGAAGGCGCAAAGGTAGGCGAAACTATTTTCGTTCGCAAACCTGCCAAGTTCCGTATTCGTTCTGGCGCAAATCAAGAGATTCAAGACGTCGTTGAGACAAAGATTCCAGTGACTCTCCCTGCTCAGGTAGGCGCTGATTTCTCCTTCTCGACCCGTGAACTGACCCTGGATATCGATAGCGGCAAGAGAGAATATTCAGACCGCACCATCGTTCCTGCTGGTTCTGCTATCGCCTCTTCCAAGGACGCTGAAGGGTTACAACTAGCTGCACTGAACGCTGGTTTCACCGTCGTCACTCCTGCTACCCCTAGCCTCGCTGATTTCACCGCTGCTAAGGCGTTCTTGAACAAGATGTTGGCTCCAAAGGGTATGGATAGCCGTTTCGCAATTGTTGGTTCTGACGTTGAATCCGCAGTCGCAAACGAGGTGAAAGTGTTGTACAACAACGCTAAGGAAATCACCACGGCTATTCGTGAGAACGAATTGCACTCTATTGGTGGTTTGACATGGGCGTCCAGTGACCTAGTTTACGTTCGCACGAACGGCGCTGGTGGACTGGCTGTTACGCTCGGCGCTGTAATCGTTCCCGATTATGCCAATGAAACTCAGACTATCACCATTGCTGGCGCTGGCGCTCCTTCCGTCGCCGTAGGTGATACCCTTGTTTTCAACACACACTTCGTGAACCCGGAAACCAAACAAGTCTATGTGAACGCTATGCAACGCAAGGTTCTTGCTAAGCCATCTGCGTCTACCGTGACCGTTTATTCTGTGCGTCCTGTTATCGCCGCCCCTGCTACCCCTGCTGCTCGTGCACAGGCTGCTGCTGCAAATTGTGAGGCCCTCCCTGCTAATGGTAGCACAATTAGCGTTCTTGGCGTGGCTGGAACGAAGTATCTTGTGTCTGTTGTTCTCCAGAAAGAAGCCATGTGTCTCACCTCGGTGGACCTTGTTATTCCTGAGGATGGCGTCGCAATGAAGGACAAGATTTTGATCGACGGTATGTCTATCAGGTTCCTCAAAGCCTACTCAATTGGGGATGATACCCTTCCTTCCCGCCTGGACACACTGAGCGCGTTTACTGCACTCTATCCAGAATGGATTGTTGCTGTAGAAACCCCTCTTGCATAAGTAGTACGTAATATAGAAGGGGTGGGGTCCATTATGAATCCCACCCCCTTTTTTGTCTAGTTCACTAGTCGTGTCGTATGATTAATCAGTACATGCATATTTGGGACGCACACTGGGCAGATGAGACAAGACAGATAAAAGACGTTGTATGTATACCCGATAAGTCTAGTCAGGAAAACACTAGAAATAGGAAAAGGAGAACTAATGTACACAGTTCGTCAGCTGATATTAGAAAGCTACCGCATGTCGGGAATTAAGGGCGTTGGTGACACTCCCACGTCCACTGAAACGTCTGAGGCCCTAGGGTTTCTCAATGGTACCTTAGACACGTTTGCCACCCAACCAACCTGGGCGCCGGGCATCATTACACGTAGTGTCCAAACTAAAACAGACGGGACGGTTGTTATCGCAAAAGACCTTTCCCGTGTATTAACCCGGGTGGTAGCGTCCCTTGTGCCTAGCAACTTATTAGTCACAACCGGTGACGTCAACAAGGTGAATATCGGGGATGAACTGAATCTCCTTATAGATAACGTTCTACATAACGTCACCGTTTCAGCTATCAATAGCGTCTTTTCTTTCACAACTGATAACCCCAACGCACTGGACGGTTCATATACAACTGGTACCTTTAAATACCAGTCTGAGCCCAACAAATACCTAATTGACTTAGTCATAGACCCACCCGGCCATCTGCTCGCCGTTTCTGACGCAAATGGTGCGTCCCTTCCTTCTTTGTTCGCACAAGACTTCTATGCAAATACGTCCCTAGTACCGGATGGTTGGTATTATGAAACGGCAACTGACCCCTACCATACTCTTTATGTTAAGTCATCTGGCCAGTCAGTGAAAATAGTTCTAGAAGAACCCGGATGGCGGAACGTCACACTAGACACAGACGTTTCCAAACTTCCCGGAAATATGTTGCAGATAATAAAATGGCGTTTGGCCGGCGACCTCGCACAGGTGAACGGTTTTTCAGAAATGGCGTCCACGTGTCTAGCTCGTTATCATG